ACCGCGTGTCGCGCCGCCGCCCTGAAGATACGTCGCAATGCGGTTCTCCAGAGCCAGCTTGGCCAACTCAACCTCCCACGGTGAGCGACATCCCAGCGACGCCGCCTCGTTGATGAGCGTTGCCGCCTCGTCGCATGTGATGTTTGGCATATCGTTCTATTGGAAAATCGGTTATCGTGCCATCGGACCAGCGCCGCGCTGCATCACCTCGGCGATGAAACCACCGCCGCCGGGAGTCGCACCCTCCTCTACCTCCATCTCCTCCTCCTCGCCGCGCTCGGCCAGCTTCTTGCCCTTGGACTTCTTCTCGTATCCGGGAATGGCCACACCATCAATCTCGATGACCTCCGCCTTACCGCCCTTACCAAGAACGATAGTCGCCATAGTCTGGAACGCTTCGCCCTCCGCAAGGTTCTCGGGGATTTCTACGCCTTTTGGAATCGTAAATGACGGCATACGGGGAGCATTACGCGACCCATTGGGATGTCAATGTCTAAGCGATAACGGGCAATAAAAAACCCGCCACTAACTTTTCGGGCCAGTGACGGGGTGCCTCACAATAAGGCGATTTACAAGACATTCAACCTATTGATTCAACCGAGGCAACCCTAGCTCAGAGTTATCGTTGGGCAACACCAATTTTGATCCTTTGGAAATGTTCTCGAACGCGGTCAGCGGTTGCAGGTTTGTCCAGTGGCTCAAACCCATAATCTCCTCCGGTGAATTTCCGCTGGCCAATGGAATGCGATGATCGACATGCCAGTACGGACCGTAGTTTTCCCACGTCATTCCATCCCTGAACTGCCTCTCCAAATGACCACGCAGAAAGTCTGGAGTGCAGCCGACAATCTCAAACGTGGCCGACCGTCGCGTTTTCTTGCTGCCAAGATACGCACGGACTGAGTTTCGAATCGCGTCCTTGAGTCGCAGCATTGGATCGTTCCGGCGGCGCTCGCGGAGCTTGTCGATTATCTTGGAATGGTTTGCATCGCTGTATCGCTTCCCCCAACGACGCGCCCGTTCTCGATTATTGGCACGGTACTCGTTTGTCTTTTTCTTGATATTCTCAGCGTTCTTCTTTCCGTACTCACTGTTCCGCTTGTTGTTACGCTCACGATTTTTGGCGTGGTTTTCGTTCGATTTGGCTTTGTAGTATTCTTTGCCCTTCTCGTACTTCTCGGCCTGCTTGAGCCGAATAACTGCCGCGTTTTCAGCGGCGTACTTGACCAGACGCTCCTTATCGTTGGCCATCTTCTCCGCAAATCGTTCAGGAGTTAGCCACTGATACCGCTTGTTTCCGTCCTTGTCCTTCCAAGTGTAACCCCAGCAAACACGCCCATCCTCGCGTACGTCGCCACGTTTTGGTTCGTTGTCCATGCGGAGTAAAAATAGGACAAAACTGAACGATGGCAACAAAAAATCCGCAAACCCTTTCGGACCTGCGGATTCTTGCGTTTTGCTGAGGAAATCAGCTACAAATGACCTGTGTGAGCGCGCCGGTGCACCGACGGAATATGATGGTCATACCTTGGTTGGCGAATATCGGTTCGGCGGCATGCACGAACTCAGCATAATGCTGACCCTTCTTCTCCAGCGGATCGGCACAATCCACATCGAGCTTGTAGGCACCCGTCACCCACTGCCACTCGCCCATGTAGTTGGTCGGCATCCACGCCAAATCGCCAACCCGATTCACGGGCCGCACGATGTGCGACTTGAATACATACGGAGTCACGATGAACGCGGCCTCGTACGGAGCAGTCGTCCAGCTCGAATTGACGCTGAACACAGTACCCTTGGTGCCGCTCGCACTGGTGAACGGCTGGACCAGCGTGTACTTGCCACCGGCATAAGTGAAGCGGGGCGGAAACAGATTCGGCACATGGCGATAGTTCTTAATCACCCGGTTCGCGCCAATGCGCTTGAGCAACTCCGCGCCAGCGCCACTGCCCTGATCAGCGAAACGCAAGTCATCGCGGAACGCGGGGTTGTTCTGAGCGATGCGCTGCGAAGCCTCCAAGCCGATATATAGCGGAAATACCGGACCATCGCTCGAATAGCTGATGAAACCGGAGCTGTCGGGATTCGTCGCACCGTTACGGATCAACGTAGCAGCCGCGACATCCAGCATCTCTTGAGTCAACTCAGAGGTAGACTGATTGAGCGCCTGACCAGCCGATCCGGTCTGAATCCACGGGAACTCATTCACGCCAGAGGGAATCGTCTCGACCTGAGTAAAGGACGAGTCGGCCACAGCCTTGATGGCGAACTTGGCGAACGTATTCTGATAGCGGGTTTCCCATGAACGCTGAGCGCGGATCGAGAGCTTCTCCAAGTACACGCGCAAGAACGCCTCGACGCGGTGGTCATAGGTCAGGTCATCCTTACACAGGAGCGGACCTTTGAGCGCGAAACGCTCAGGACTCCAAGTGACGGCATTATAGCCGACCGGAACCTCGCTATAAGTGACATCGCAAGCGCCGCCGTTCTCGCCACTGGCGAGCGTGATAGCCGACCACTCCTCAGCCGCAGTCGGCTCGATGGAAGTGGTGGTGAACGAGGTCTGGGTCAAACCAGTACCTTGAGGATACTCTCCGCGCTCAATCATATTGAGCCACATCGAGCGGTACGAGGCGCGTTTATAGACGTCCTGCGCGAGCGACTCAGTCGCTACGGCGAAGGCGTTGAAGACATTGGGACAAGCCATATTGAGAAAAATTAAACCGACGTTATCTGCATTTGGTAGGCCATTCTATCCATCCATCAAACGATGGCGGATCGGACCTACGCGCTGACCGATGCGGAGCGTCATTGCCGCTTAGACAGTTTTGCATTCGATGACCAAGCGAACGCGACTCTTAGGGTCGATGCCCGGAATGACGCATAATAGCGCCACATGAGTCAATTAGAATATAGTTACCTCGTCCGTTAGCTCCGACTGATCCGCCATGTAGGTTTTGTATCCTTTGATGAGCGTTCCGATTCTATGTGGCTGGATGATATGTTCCTTCGCGATGAATCCCCTGAACGTATACGGACCGGGGAATTGACCGGTCATCAGCGCGTAGAAATCCACTCCATCGGTCTTGGAACCTTTGCGCGCATCGACCAGTAGCTTCCCATTCTCGTACTTCGTCGTCTTCACATCGATTCGAATGCCCGGTGGAATAGGAGGGATAATCGCGTCGTAGAGCGGGTGCGGAGGCTCACGATCCGTGTCGATGTCGGGATAGACATTAAATAGCTTACAGAAGGCTATCTCGCCGCAGATGCCCTCCAGATCAACGGTCGCAGGGTCATCCGTGCTTATCTTCAAGTTCGTAGTGTTGAAATGACGGTTATTGCCGTTGCGATTCTTGGCTACGAAGTGGGCCAACTTCCTCTCAGCTTGATTGAGAGAAATAACTTGACCAATTTTAATTTTACTTAACATGGTCAAAAAGACGGAAAATTTTTGAGGGGGGTATCGTAAACGAAGCCACCCCGCAAAGGGGGTGCCAGGTCCTACGTCAATAATCGTGCCATTCTGTGGAAAAACAATCCTTTTGCCCCATTAGATTTACTTATCCTGACTATAAGTTTTCCCCCGTTGCACAATGGCTGTTATCTTCACTTCGAGACGACAACCTCTGCGAATCGGTCAGGCATCGATCCAAGCAAGTTAATTGACACGCTGGTAGCCTCGCCTTGTTCGGACCAGCCGAAAACAAGCGCGCTTCTCTTAGCTACTGACCCTAGTATGGATTCCCTGACCGATTCATCCTTGATACCGTCCAATGCGTAGCTGTCGATGCGTTCAAGCGTTGACGCTGCGTCCGCTGCGAGCTTGCTACGGACCAGTGCGGAAAGAGCTTCTAAGCTCTTTTCTGTCTTTACAGAAATTTCAGAAACAGAAATCGATTTCGCCTCCCGTCTTAATTTCGTCAGCCCCTCTCTTTCAGCGCGCTTCTGTAAAGTCGCTTTCTTCGCCCCCAGTTTGTCCGCAATGGTTCCCCAGTCGCTTCCTGTCAGGTACAGGCCGCGCGCCGTTTTCCACTGGTCATCTGTCAATTTCATCTGTCGGGAACGTACAGACGGCCTGACGGGCCGACAAGCGCGCTGACGACAGGTTGACGACAAGCGCGAAATTCCCCAGTAAATCCGGCCTTTTTCTCTCTCTCAAAACTTTTTCAAACTTTTTCTTTGACTCCTTCCGCTCCGTCGCCTAGTCTGTCCTCAGCAATGAAACCCACGTTTAAAAAATTCCTCTCCTTCCTCTTCCTCTCCCTTGCCTACGCCGTCGCAGGCTGGTCCTTTTTCTTCGTTTTCTTCCGCTCACAATTCTGAATCCCCCACTAAACAAATCCCATGACAACCACTTATTTTACTTCCGGAGATTATCTCACGATTCGTTCTGAATCTGGTCAATATTCGCTTCGAATTGACGGTGATTCGATTCAAGCGGTCAAAGATTCAATCCATGAAATGGATGCAGAAATTCAGCGGCTTATGCGACGGCGCGCCGTTTATTCTCAATTTGCAAAAGGCAAATCGGTTAAGTGTCCTTCGGCCCTTAGAATTTGAATCCTGAACCACTGGTTTTCTGAAATGGAAACCAGAATTCAGTATTCAAACTCAATCAAATCAAATCCCAATGAAAGTCCTAGAATTTATCCGCCTCCGTTCCTTTGAAGATCCTTTCATTCTGTCCGGCGAAAAGTGGCAATTCGTCACCGTCAAACGCGCCGACGGGGCAGAGGACATTGGAGTCTATCGCTTCTCAACGGACCTTTGCCACGATTATGCCGACTTTCGCGCCCTCTTTAACTTAGCCTGATTCCCCGCGCTTCCTTTCAGGCAACTGAAGGGAATGGCGGCCAATCAAAGCCGAATAAATCCAAATCAAATCCCATGAAAGAGACACTCGCCCAACTCTGCCTCCGCATAGATAGAACTCCGCGCATTCGAAACGAAGGAAAACCTCACGAATGCATTGCCATTCTCCCGTTTCCCGATTCGGAACGTTGGGCCGCTTTCCATCTGTCCGATTATTACGTTTCCGCCTCCGTTTCCGGCCCTTGCTTAGAGTTCCGGCCCATTCCCTCCGCAAAGTAAATCCCATCTCATCCCATCCCATCCCATGACCATCACCAAATCCGCTCCCCGTTTCCGCTCCCCGTCCATTACGTCTATCGAATCCGTTTTCCCCGGCAAAGGAAAGGAAGCCAAGGCTATCTTTCGAATGCGCCGTTCCGAATTGGAATCGCTCCCCGCCGGTGATGCGCGAGTGCGCGAGTGCTATCATGCGCCGTCCACTTCGGACGTGCGCCTTCATTGCCTTGACGCATTACTGGAAACTTTCGGCATAGAAGCCTTTCAGACTCGAAACGGAACTTGGGTTGAGTATTTGAACACGGGAGACACTTATGCGCCCACAATTGTCCGAATGAATGGACATTATCGAATCGCTTCATGGGGTGATATTGCCGAATCGAACGGTTCGCTTTGACTCCCCGCGAGAGTCTATCCGCAAGGGTAGCCTCCGGCGGTGAATCAATCCCGATTCCCGATTAAATAAATCCCATGCAATCCATCCAAACTAAGTTCCTCTCAGCTACCGAATCCAAAGGCTCCCGCATTAAGGCAAAGTGTGCGCGCGGTTCCATCGTGATTCCCTTCCCGCACGAATTGACAGGCGACGAAACCCACCGCGCGGCAGTTCTCGCGCTTGTGACTCGTTTTCTAGATGAAGATTCGGCCAAAGGAACTCCCCGCGAAACCAACTTTTGGAACCGCGCTTTCGTAAGCGGTTCGCTCCCCGACGGTTCAATGGCGCATATCTTCACCACTTAATCTATCCCCGCGCATCCAATGAACTACTACGTCATGAAAACAAGTCTCGCGAGCGGCTCAAAACCGCTATTGGAACACTGGTCAAAAACCGAATCGGACGCCGTCGCCTATGCGCGCCAGCAGCTTGACCTTTGGCGCGAGGTAGGCGTCCCGAATCCCCCGCGCTACGAAGTCCACTACAGCGGCCTTCGCGGCTCCGCCCTCTGGTCAAGTCTCGACTGATAATCTATCCCCGCGCATCCAATGAATAAATCATCCTTCCTCTCTGAGTACCGCAAATCCGTTTCCGCGCTCCCGTGGGCATCCAATTCCGACAAACTGGAACGATTCATGGAATCCTGCCGCGCAACGCTCGACGGAGCCTCCACTTGGAATCACGACGGAGAATCATCCGTTGCCGCTTGGCGCGCAATCGGCGGTAAAGGTAAGCCAACGCTCAAAGCTCTCCGCGCACTGGCTGAATGACCTATCCTACGCGCATCATTCGAAAGAGTGCTGCGACAGGGTAGGCCAGCTATCCGCAATCAATCCATCCAAAGCATGAAAACCATTCACCAAGTCATTCACGAAATTCAATTCTTCGATCCTGCCGTCCGCGCATTTGACGCGCATGATCTGCCGCAAGCGGTCCGCGCGTACCTGCACAACAAATATTCCATGGACGCGCGCCTGACGGACGAGGAGCAGCAACTTGTTGAAACCTCATTCGAACATTTCGCGGACAATCTGCGCGAAGCATTTCAGGACGACCCAAGGCCTGACGCAACTCGTTTCTATCTGTTCGACGACCTCAGCCTGTACGTCAAAACGAATGCCGGACCGGAATTATGGGCTGACGCGCAAGTGTTCGTCGTGGAGCGAATTCTCCCCAACATGCGCCTGACGCGCCTTGAGGCTGACTTGATGCGTGAAATCGGCATGGACGATCAGGTCAACGAGGTCCGAGACGACTTCTATTCCGCCTTCGCGCATGTTCTCCATCGAGACTGCGGCATTCCGCACTGCGACGCGCGGGAGCATTGGAACGCCTTTTCGCGCCAGCTAAGCGACTCCGCGTGCGAGTCAATCGTCCTGGGCGGCGGCGAATCTGGCCGCGCGGAAGGCCTTCGTTTCGCTTCGGAATACACTGTCAGCAACGCCTGAAATAAAACACCCCATGAAATCCCAATTCACTCCTGGTCCGTGGGGGCGGCATGACACCAACATTTATGTTGGCGATACCGTCCTGGTTTGTTGTCCGAAAAATCACTGGTCGAACATTGAACTCCCCGAGGCTGAGAAACTTGCCAACGCTCGCCTAATCGCATCCGCGCCTGAGCTTCTGGCCGCGCTCGAAGCCGTGACGAAAGCCTATGTCGAACTGGTTCAGTCTGATTATCCGCCTTCGTGGAGTGCTGAGAAAGACAGTGAAGTCATTGCAGCACGAGCAGCCATCGCGAAAGCAAAAGGAAACGAATGAAAACCAAACAGCCAACCTATCGCGAACTTTACCTGCGCGCCTATGCGGCCCACGCACGCGAAGAGGGCAAATATCAGCGACTGCTTTTCCTAACGCGCAAGATTGCGAAAGCGATTCCTGTAGGCCACAAAGTATTGAAAGACTGGAAAGACTGGGAACAACAAATCAAAGAGAACGGATAAAATTATGCCAAGACATTACCTTAAAGATCCAAGCGACGGACCATGGAAGCGCACCCTGGGCTTGTACACTGGTTGGGAAATCATGGATTCCAATGGCCATATCATCGTGCGAGTAATTGACAATACCCACGGCAAGCCAAACGCCATTCTGATTGAATCCGCCCCCGATCTTCTCTCCGCCCTCGAACGCCTCGCGCACCCGATGGCCGACGACGAGGACTTAGACTACGCTCGCGAGGTAATCGCCAAGGCGAAAGGACTTTGAGCCGCTCCGTTTATCCTGTAAATCGGGGGTGCGCGCATCCGTTCAACGCGTAAACGAGAATAAAATCATGCATCCACTCCTCCTATCCGCCCTGATTCAGGTCGAATCCGGCGGCAATGACCTCGCAAAGGGCCGTCATGGCGAACTTGGCGCACTCCAGATTAAGCCGATCCTCGTAAGAGATGTTAACCGGATCGTGGGTACGTCCTACGCGCACGCCCAAGTCACCAACCGCGCCGTCGCGACGTTCATCGCAAACGCATACCTTTCGCATTACGGCAAACACCTCAGCGACGAAAGCCTTGCTCGACTTTGGCAAGGTGGGCCAAAAGCCATCAAGCGGTCGTCATCCCGCGCATACGGCAAACGTGTCATGCGAAAACTTTCCTCTCTCGAAACCAGTCAAACAACAGCAAAGAAATGAAACTAACCATTCAATCCAAACAGAACGCCCAGACCATTGTTGACCTGTTCAACGCAATCCTAACCGGCGAGCAGCAAGAATCCGGCGCGACACCGCTCTCGATTTACGACGACAACAAGCATATCTGCTCGCTCATCGCGAAGGATGGCACGCAAATCCTTGAACTCATCATCGAGCGCGAGGATGGCGACGTGCTTTGCCTCAGTACACCTGATCTGGAGACGCTATGATGAACCGAAATATCCCGCTCGATGAGTTGACCAAACAACTTGAGCTGATGGCCGTTGATTTTCAGAATCCTTTCATCGCATCCGCATCAACCCGTCTCGCGCACGTCGCCGCCGCGCTCACCTGCCTCCAGGACGCGCTTTTCTACGTCCGAATGTATCAGTGCGCGGATACGACCGGCGAGGGCGAGAAACGACGGCAGCAACTCATCGACGATTCGGAGTTCATCATCGACCTCATCCGCACGGGAGGACTGTATCCATGAGCCGCAACCTCTTCGCGAAGCCAGTCTATAAGGTCCAGCTAAGCGGCGCGATTGGCTGGTCCGACATGAAGGAGAAGGTCGTCAGCTACCAGACGGTCGAATTCGCATCGCGCAAGGACGCGGAACGAGCGGCTCGCGAGCTAAACCCCGGCGAGTACACGCAAGGGCGGATTCGCGTCGTGCCGGTCGAACTCGGCGAGGACTACGATATTTACCCCACGCTCGAAAGGCCGAAGCCGTGAGCATTCGCGACGAACTGGCCGAAATTGACCCTGACCTTCTGCTGATGGATGGCTTCGATGACTGCATCATCGGAATCTGCGAGTCGTTCGGCGGCGAATCGGTCGTCGCATACGATTACGATAAGGTCATTGCGTCGCTCGAATCCCAAGGGATGACCTACGAGGAAGCCGTCGAGTTCCATGAGTTCAATCAAGCTGGCGCATACGTCGGCGAACGGACTCCGGTCTTCATTCACCGCTTTCCCATCTAACTTCTCCAATCCACCCCGCGCATCTAACTTGTCGGCCATTCAACCCCCTATCCAAGAGCATGAAAATCCATCCATCCTCCCCCTCGCCCCTACGCGTCGCCAACAGCGCAACGGTATCAACACGTCATTCGCCAATCAAAATCGCTCTACGGGGCGTTTATGATCGATTGAACGCTATGTCGAACGAGCGATTGAGCGGTCTTGGAGGGGTTTCAATTCCGCCGCTGACTGCGTCCGCCCCGTCAGGGAGCGGTTCAAGCAAGTCTGCGAAAGCGGAATTGTACTCCCTATTTATGGGGAGTTAAGTAACTCCCAATAGGGGAGGTAGTGGGAGCCATGCTAACTTTCTGTTAGCCAAAAGTGGGTTAGATGAAAGTTAGTTTGAATGAAGTTGACAAATGGTCGTAGAAGAGTGCATTACAAGTTCCTATGAGTTACTTAGAGAATGGAGCAACACACCGCAGCATGTTCCGCTTGATGGAGCCGCTGCATCACGATGCCGATCCGAACCGCTCGCAGGTTCTGGCCCACATCATGGTCAATATGCAGTGCGACTTGGGTAGAGCGAGCCGAGCGTTCAACTCGATGAGGCATCCTAAGTCGAAGGTGCTTGTTTTCGATCAGGTCCACCGGATGTGGAAGGGCTGCGACTGGTTGCCCTCCGATGAGAACTCCAAGGATGCCATGATCTTGGTTGAGCATCGGGCGTTGGAACGCCGGGTCATCGCGATGGATGGCGAACTGCGAAAGGCTTTGAAAGAAATCAAGAGGCTGAACAAGCAGATGGCCGACTTGTATTCCGATGCGAAGACGATGGGGGAGTCTGGTGGTGACGAGAATCAGAAAACTCTGGTCGAGGAGTTTAACGAAATATTTGGAAAAAAGAGCGAAAAACCCAGCAAAACCAAGCATCAGCCACCTGTCAACACCATCGAATCGATGGTTGCCGCAGCTTGGAAGTGAGAATTATCAAAATAGATTTGACTCGACCTGATGCAACCCATAACTTGTCACAACGATTTCCTGCAATCAGGCGTAGAGTGCGTCGAGGTGGCGCAACGAGGTTTCGGATTTTTACCTGTAATGATCACCTGATTGCATAACCAACGAACCATGAAGTGCTACACGACCAAGACTGCCGCTGAGATGCTGAACGTATGCAGCGAGACATTGCGCCGACTCTGCCGGGAGGGCGCACAACACCGCCGCGTCGGTCGTCGCATTTTGTTCACGGAATCAGATTTGGCCGCGCTGCTTGATTCAAAGGTGATGCGAGATGAAGTAAATCCATTCGCCCGGAAACCGAAGGCTCAGGAGGAAGTGAAATGAATCAGTGCAGCAGCTTAGACCGAAAGGTATGCACAGTTTGTAAATTGGAACAAGGCTTCGATTGTTTCGCAAAACAAAAGCTAGCTAGGAACGGTGTAAAGGCCAGCTGCAAACTGTGTGACAAACAATATCGGATTGCAAATAAAGACAAAATTTCAGATCTACAATCAAAATACTACCAAGAAAACAGAGATAAAATAATAAAGAGGACCAGAGAGTGGTATGCATCAACCATTGATCAAAGGCGTTTGAACGATAAAAAACGTTACGTTGAAATTAGGTCAAATCCAGAAAGACTTTTGATCTTGAGGGAAATAATGAAAAAAGGATCAAAAAAATACAAAAACAAGCATCCAGAACGGGAAAAGGCTCGATTAGCCGTTCGTCGCGCAATCAAATCTGGAAAATTAACTCGACCTTCAGCTTGTTCGTCTTGCGGATGCGAATGCAAACCGGATGCACATCACGATAGTTATGATGTAAAAGATTGGTTGAATGTCAGGTGGTTATGCGACAATTGCCATGCAACTTATCACCGCAAACATTCAGATCAACCAAAGTAAATTTTATCCGCTGAGTTCAGTGGATGTGTAAACAACAAAGAAACAACAAGAGAATACAAATGAGCAGCAACCTAGTTCCGACAACGCAAACGCAACCGTCCAGTCCTGACTTCTATGACAGGATCGACAGTCCGATGGACGCGGTAAAAACGATGGGCGACTGGATCGCACATTCCGGCATGTTCGGATGCGTCAAACCAGAGCAGGGCTATGTCCTCGCTCTTGAGTGCATCGCCAGCCGGATGACCCCGCTCTCGTGGAAGCGCGAGAACCATTTGATCAACGGCAACATTACCATGAAGAGCGAATCGATGCTCTCTGGTTTGATGACCGCCGGTTGGGATATCGATTGGATTCAGTTCGACTCAGTCGCCGCCATCGCCGACTTCTCGAAAGGCGTGAAGAAGG